CGGTCGTCGAGCGGCACCACGGTGACATTGAGCCGCCGCAGCGTCCGCTCGGCGATCGTCGAGACGGAGACGGTCGCGGGCATCGCTTACCGCCGCGCCGCTGATCCGCTGAGCGACTCCGGAGGCGGCGCCGGAAGGTCATTCGCGTCGGTGATGATGCCCGCCGCGAGGCTGGACATGCGCGTGGCCGGCGCGGCCGGCGCCACATGCCGCGCATCGGGCGGCGGCGGCGGCTCCCACGGCACGCCGGTGGGCGGTCCTGACGGGGCGTTCGGGTCCAGCCCAAGACCGATCAGGTGCGCGTCGCGGGCCATTGTGTTTTCCTCGATCGTGCCACCCGCGCCGCCTCGCGCGCCGATCGAGCCGTCGCCGTTGTAATCGAGGATGATCTGCGCGCCGATCGTCGCGGCGGCCATTGCCTGCCGCTGCTCCGGCGTGCGTGTGGTCGCGGCGGCCGGCTGTGCCTTGGGCTGGGACGCGGCGCCGCTCGTGGTCGACGCGTGTTCGTCGGGTTTCGTTGCCATTTCAGTCTCTCCTCATGGTTGACGCGGCGGCCCGCGGATAAGCTGCTCGAGCAGATCGCGCAGGTGATCGAGTTCTCTGACGTTGTCGTCCAGCCGCGCGCCGAGAACCGCCATGGAATGCGAATTGTTCCACGCGATGCCGATCAACGCGGCCAGCATCAACGGCGCGAGCGCCACCGCGAGTTTGAGCCACGGCGACAATTACGCATCTGCAACGGCGGCGGTGAAGACACTCACGATGCCTGCATCTACTGGCTTCGTGGTATCGACTGTCGGATCGGTGCCGAAGCGTAACTTGCCGATGCCGCGCATCTCCTGGATGCCGACCCCGTGCATATATCCATAGTCACGCGTGTTCGTCGTGCTCTTCATCCGTTGCGCCCACGCAACGCCCAGCGCCTGCGCGCCGCACAGCGCCGACATCGCGACGTCGATGCCGCCCGTGCCCGCCCCGGCGATGATCGGCATCTCCGGCACCTCGCGGATGATGACGCCGTTGTAGAGAATGTCTCCAGCCGTGAACAACGGATTGTCGCGGCCACGATCCCACGCGTATTGCAACGTGTTGATGATCACCGGGTCCTGCATGAGATCACGGAACGGCAGCGACGGCATGAACATCACGAACCATTCCTCGTCGTCGTTGACGGAAATCGGCCGGATGCGCGGTGACGCGGTGCGGGCGATGCGTTTCGCCAGCGTGACGGTCGCGGCGGTCATCTTGTCGGCGGTGTTGTCGATCGTCAGCAGCGCCGTGGCCATCACGCCAGAGACCGCGTTCGATTTCGACGCGCCGAACAGCACCCGGTCGGCGTTGTTCACCATCCAGGTATTGCGCTGGCCGGCGGTCGCGGCGGCGTAGGACACCTGCACATTGTTGTCGGCGGTGATCGCCTCCAGCGACGTGATGATGTCGTTCCGCATCTTCTCCAGTTCCCAGACCATCAGGGCTTCCCTGGCGGCCTCGCGGAGGTCGATGACGCTCTTCTGTTCGTCCCAGTCCGAGACGGCGACGGCGTGCCGGAACGCGGACACGACCAGGTTCAGCGACCGGGCGTTGAGGATTTCCTCGTTGCCCTCCAGCACGGTGTTGCCGGTCACGCCCGCGCCAACCAGCCGGCGGACGGTCGGGAACACCACGGTGTCGCCGGGCTTGCGGGTCAGATCCTCGCGGACCTGGATCATCGCGCCCATGGTCGTGCCCATGTAGCGCGCGAACTGGTTCTTCCGGACGTACTCGGTGAAAAACTCGCTGTCCCAGATGAGGGGCGTCAGCCCCTGTCTGGCGGGGGTGACGTTCATGTCGGCCATTTGGCCGGGCTCCTGTCGCTATGAGGGAAGGGACGTGAACGGACGCCCGGATAAAGCCCGGCGACGGCTCAACGCCCGCAATCCCCCCGGCGACGGGGTCACACCAATGTCAGGCCTCGGTGGCCGGCCGAACGCCCGATTGACCCCGGCGACGGGTTGCCTTCGCGTCCGCGATACGCCCGATTGTGCCCGGCGACGGCGGCGGTTGCTTTGGCGTGGCCGTCGCGGAACGAGTGTCCTCGACCACGGCGGCCAGGATCAGCTTAGCATCGGCCAGCGCGTCGGCAATAGCCCGGCGTTTTTCGGCATCTGATTCGGGGACACGGCGCTGAAGGCGCGCGGCGTAGAGGATGGCGGTCAGGGTGGCGAGGTCGGTCATGGCCGGCCGCGCCGCTCGCGGACCTCTGGTGTGGGTGCCATTCTGGCCACCTCGTCAAGCCGGAGCGGTTTCCGCCACTGCATCGTGCGCGGCGCGATTCCGACCTCCGCCGCTATCTGCCCGTAGTGCACCGGGATCAGCGGCTCATGTGTTCCGCACATCGTCATGATTCGGTCCCTGATTGCCTCAATCTTGCGAACCGTCGTCCGGCTCCAACGGAGCACGGGAACCGGCGTGCCGTCTCGCTGGTGGCACAGTGAGAGGTGCCAAAGCGGCCGGCCGCCGGCATAAACGGCTCACTCCATGCCGATGTTCACCGTCAGGCACGCCGAGACATCACGATCGGCCCACCAGTAGTGATCCCCGATGATCTGCGTTACAGGATCGAACACCGGATGTGCGAGCGCGATCTCAATCTGACTTTTCATCGTTTCCGCTCCGGCAGGTCCATTGGAGGGTGCAAGGCCTCCAGTAACGCCTCGGAGGGACTCAACCCCCGCACGTTCTCACACTCGGTCAACGCGGCGCCAATCGTCAGACCGCTCATGCCGCACAGCCGACAGGTGCCGATGAACGGCCCGCCTTTGGGCGATGTTCGGTCAACAAGATGATTCACCGTTTTCGTTCCGGTCGGCGAAGGATATCGTCCATTGAGGGCGGCCCCGTGAAACCGTTCATCCCCCGCGGTGCGCTGCTCCGCGCGTTCGCGAGGCTCGGCGGCATCCCGGCGACCGGCGAGACCGGCGGCGGGTCGGCGCCGCGTTCGGCCTCCCATTTGGCCCGAAGTTTTTGTTCATACGCCGCCGGGTCGGTGCCGATTTCCTCGTGCAACCGCGCCGTCGCGTTGTTGTCGATCATCCACTGGTAGGGATGCGGCTGCGAATACAGCTCGGCCCACAATCGCGGATCGGCCTCGCCGCGCTTTTTGAAGTACTCGGTTTCCCGGTCGATGACCTCTTTGCCGTGCTTGTCGAGCGCCATCATCTCGCTGGTGTTCAGGCGCTCGTTCAGCACCACGCCGCGCATCCGGCGCGTGTAGCCCTCCGGGTCCGTTGCCGGGTCGATGGGCGGCAGCGGCTGTGGCGGCGGCGGTGGCGGGCCTTTCTTCGCGTCCTCAAGTTGCTTCGCCAGTGCGTCCCGCTCGGCCTCGGCGCGGCTCGCGCGCTCGACCCAGTTCTGCCGCCTGGCCCGTTCCTTCTCGTAAGCCGTGCGCGGGACGATCGGCTGGCCCGGCTCCGGATCGCCGGGCTCCGCGTCGTCGTCCGGGTCCGGTGTGGCGGCCGGCTTCGCGGGTGCCGCATTCTTGTTCGCTGCTTGACCTGGGTCGGGCTTTCCCGCGTCGGGCTTTCCATCACCCGTACCACTGGCTGGCGCGGCTGTGCCGCCGTCCGTGGAGGTTGGTGGCGATGCCTCCGGCGGGTTGCCGCCCTTCAGGAATGCGTCGAGGTCGCCGGACATCAGGTTACGCCACCTCGTATGTCGCCGCGAAAATGTCCGGCTTGCAGGGGTAGAGTTCACCCTTCACGCCGCGAATGATCCAGTCGCCGGGTCGGGCCTCCATCGTGCCTTCCAGCGTCATTATCAAAATTGTGTCCTGATCAGTGTAACGCATATGGCCTGACATCACGTAGGGCGCCAGATCGCTCTCTTGCTCACCGCGCCGGTACCGCCATGCGTCGATCACGACCGGCTTCTTGCGATATTGAGGCATCATGGTCCTCCTGTTTGCTCCGGCGGCGCGAGCCCGGCCAGCGGCACGCCCAGGCGCTCGCGCGCATCGCCATGGTGTTCAGGCGCGACGTTGTCCCTGATCCACTGGCACGAATTGCAACGCATGCCTTCCTCGGCCGCGCCAAAGAACCCGAACGCGATCACATGCCGGCCGCAGTCCGTGCAGTCGTATTCGAGTGCCCCGTCGCTCATGGCCCGCCTCCCGGCTGCTCCGGCGGCGCGAGCGCGTTCTGCCGGGCAACCATGACATCGTTGATCCGCTGCACCGCGCTGTGCCGCAGATCGTTGGCCCTGGCTTCATCGACCGCCGCCTTCGCGTGCATGCCTCGCAGGCTCGCGCCGTCCATCGCCGCCTGCACCTCCGGCGGCACCACGGTCCCCGGGTCTGACGGCGGGTCCGGCGGCGCGTTCATGTCGTTCCATCCGGTATGCACGTCGGCGATGTGGTGAACCACCGCGTGTTGGCGCTCCTTGGCCAAAGCAAAGTCGGCCGCCGCTTTGGCGTTGGTCGCCGTGGTGTCGGCCTGGGCTTTGTCCTGCGCCATCTTCTGCATGGTCTGCTGCTGCTGCGCCTGCGCCTGCTGGTGCTCTTTCAGTTGCTGCAAAATCTGATCCTTGTTCCGCAGGTTGCTGGCCGCGATCAGGATCTCCGGCGGGATCAGGCCCGGCTGCGTGCCGGCGAGCTGGATGAGAACCTGGAACTGCTCGGCCTGGATCGAGGGCACGTCGATCCCTTCCTCGATCGTGATGTCCACGTCCAGGTCGGTGATCTTGTTGTCGATCCGAATCACCTGGTTCAATCGCGGGTCGCCCGGCACGATCTGCATCGCCTGCATCGCCTGCGCCCGCTGCTGCTCCGGCATCGCCGCCAGTTCGTCCATCAGCCGCACCGGCTGATTGATGCCCACCCAGCGCGTCGAACCGAGATCGTCGGTCACGCGCACCCAGCGCCCCGCCGTCCAGTATTGCCGCGCCGCCATCCACGCCACCTGGTAGACCGTCCGCGACCACATCCGCAGCGTGTCGGCGATCGGCTCGTTGGCCGCCGCGCCGCCGGCCTGCTGCGCGAGGATGGCGCGGCCGGACAGCTCGCGCGGATCGGTGCCGGACATCGAGGCGTTCGGCCCGGACGCCTGCATCTCGGCGGTCGCGTGCTGCAGCAGCTTGAACTGCCCCTCGGCCAGGTCGGCGCCGTCGTTGATCTCAAACTTCATGCCGGGATTGATGACGACCAGCCCGTCCGGCCGGGCGACCTCGCGCCGTGCCTTGTCGATGTCCTCGACCGCGCCATTCTCCATGATCACTTGCTTGACGCTCAACAGGTGCAGCGCCTTGCTGCGTCGCTTGTTGATTTCGTCCTGCTCGGAGATCAGGTCGCGGACCATGCCGTAACGGTTATTCTCACGGTCTACGTGCGCGCTCGCGAGGATCAGGCCCGACGTTGACGTGCCCTTGCTGTTCAGGAACGGCGACCGGCTCGGCTCGGCGAGGAAACCCACGCGGGTGTACGTCGCCACCCACCATTCGTTGCGCTCCTGCCAATGGCACTGCACAATCCGCACCCGCTCGCGCTTGCTGTCGCACCAGACCACTTCGTTCGGCCGGTCGCTGTAGGAACCGGTCTGCGTCGCGAAACTGTCGGTAATCAGGCCTTCGGCGTTGGGCCACGTTTCATAGGCCTGTTCCTTGTCCATCCACAGGACAAGCCCCTTGTAGCGCGCGTCGCTAAAGTCCAGCCGGCGCGAATGCGGGTCCCAGAACAAACGATCGAACGGCACCTGTGTGATGGTGATGTTCGCGCCGCCCTGGCCGTCATCCTCCAGGCCAAGCTCGCCGCCGCCCACGCCCTCGACCATGAGGTTCTCGTAAACGTCAGACCGGATCAACGGGAAGTTGTTATCGTCGGCGATGTAACGAAGTCCCTGCGTCGCCGCGTCGGCCTTGTCCTCGTCGGCCGGGTTGCGCGCGAACGCCTTCGGGTCGGTGCGCGACTTGCGCTCCAGGCCGCACATCAGTTCAATCTTGCGGCTGCAATAATTGATCGTCACGTCCGGCTGTCCGCGCGCCTTCAGCACGTCCAGCTCGGCCCGCGTCCATTGGTTCCCACAAACATAATCCCGGTCCCGTTGCGACAGGCGGCGGCCATCAGCGGTCGTCGTCTCGCCGTCCTCGAACCACCGCACTAGCCGCGCGTGGAGGTCGTCGAGATTGCGCGGGTAGCGGTCGGACGCGATGCCGGGGCCACCCTTCGGCCGGGACGCCTCGGCGGCCTCCGGGTCTGTCGGCGGGTCGGGGTAGAGGGATTGCGACATCAGGTCAGCGGCGCCCCCGGATTGTTCAAACTCTCTTCGTCGCCGACGAGAATATCAGGGTCGTCCGGATCGGCCTGCGACCGCCAACGCGAGGGCAACCCCGATTCATCCACGACAATCTTTCCGGTTCGCAGATCAGCGACGTTGAACCACCAGCCGCTTACGCAATCCTCGGCAGGCTCCGCCGCCGCCTCGACGGCCTGTTCTTTCGTTTCAAAGAAGCCGACAAAATCATACCATCCACCAGCCGGGTAGAACTCGTCGCCAACAAACAGCGCGAACGGTTTGATCATGGCACGGCCGGCCGGATCACTTCGCGGATCGAACCCTCACGGGCGGCGGCCATGGCGTCGGCGAGCAGCGATCGTATCCAATCCCGATCGATTTTGTAGCCCATGTCCTCGGCCGCCACCATCGCCGCGTCGGCCCACTTGTCCGGA